GCTTGAAGAGATAGCTAAAATTATAGAAGAGGCAAAAAAAATGCCAGAAGAATTTTTTGATCAACAACCATCGGCAGAAGTCATACCTATTAAAAAAGAAGGCATTCTAACTGATATAGATAACACTGCAGAAAAACTTAAAAAGTTAGAAGGAAAAACATTTAAAGGTGTGGAGCTTTATGGCGATGAAACATTTGATGAATTAAAATACATCGATGAGAATGGTGAGCACCCTAGAGATCTAGATCCAAAAGACGAATTTGCAAAAGGAGGAATAGTTTCGTTAACATGAAGGTAATCTTTAACTACGCAACACGACAATTTGAACCTATGGAACCTAGCATGAGAGAAAGGTTTGCGTTAGGTGGTGGCGTGATACAAGGAGAGAAAGTTGGGAGTAGAGAAAACTTTGCCACACCAGCTTCAAAAACATTTTCAAAAATAGATTCTCTAAAAGATTTAATTCTTCAATACAATAACAATCCTTTAATCTTAATTGATAAAACTGGCAAGGCTAAAGGCGCAAATGTTATTTCCCAAATGAAAGTTTTACAAGATGCAGGTTTTTCTCAAGGATTTCAAAGTATGTCAAAAACAGGACCTACAAGAGATCTTGTTAGAAAAGAGTTAAAAAAACTTTTAAGTTATCAAGATAAGATGGAAGCATACATGAACAACATTGTCCTTGACGATAATGCACCTGCAGTTAAATTTACAAATATTAGATCTCATCTAGCTAAAAAATTTGGAGTTAGTTATGATAGCATGCTTTTAAAAAATTTTTTAAGCAATAGTAAAACGTATCAAGAAAATAAAAAAATATTTTCTGCTCTATCACAACCTTTATCTAAAAATAAATTATTACGTGCACCTGATGGAACGTTTAGAAGCATGGGGGATGTTGCAGAAAAAGTTTTAAATAAATTACCAAGTTCAATGGGTTTATTTTCAACTGATGTGCCTGAAAGATTTATATTAGAAAGTGCAAAAAGAAACTTCTTACAAAATAAAAATTTAGGTCGAGAAGCAAAAATAACTTTTATTACGAATCCAGAAGTTACACCAAGAACACAATGGCAGTTTATACATAATGATACAGGAAGACTTTTTAGTTCAGAACCTTATTTAGATGAAATAGAGTTTCAAGGAAAAAAATATAAAAACAATTATCTCTACGTTAAAAACGCGGCAGAAAAATATCCTGAATTTAAAGGTGTGTATAAGATGTATAATGAAGATTTACCAAAATATAAAGCAGCTAAAACTGCAGACGGCAAAAGTTTAGATCAAGCAATTAAAATGAAAAATTATGAGATAACAAAAAAAGAAAACTATAAAACAAGAAGAGGTGTAGATATTGACCACAAAGATATATTAACTGATCCTTTCGGTGAAAAACCAGACAGTTTAAGATTAGTCGATGCTAGAGTTAATCGACAAGCTGGAATGTTAAAAAACTATTATAAAGGAAAAGAACTTCAACAAAAATTAATAGATATTGGTTATATTAATCCTGACAAAAACGTTGATGATTTTATTAATCGTACAAACGAAGAACTTAAAGTATTTAAACCTGAATCTCCAAAAGCAAAAGGACTTGCAAAGAAAGGATTTAAAACTGTTTTAAAACAAGTTCCTCTTGTTGGTTCAGCTATTGGTTTGTACGACGTTGGAAAAGCCGTTAAAGCAGGTATTACAAATCCTTTAGATTTATACACTGCTTACGAAGTATCTCCCGAGATAGCTGCAAAACAAAAAGCAATGAGAGAAGATCCAACAGGTAAATTAGTACAAGAAGAGATATCTAAATTACCAGACATTGGTCAAGAGTTACCAGACAGTGATGAGGTGGCAGGATTACTAGAAGAGTCTGGCTCTCCGTATATGCAGTTTCTTCAAGGTGGTGGTCAGTTGACACCAGAAGAATTTAATCAATTACAATCCATACCACAATCAGACAGACCTCTTACAGGTGAATTAGATTTACCTGAGATGGATCAAACCATGATGGCAGCACAAGGTGGCCGTGTTGGTTTTAAAGATGGATCACCTGACCCGGTGGAAGAGATGGCAACTTTAAAACAAGCTATAGCTGCTCTTGGTAGTCCCGAGCTTAAAGATCAATTCTTATATGACACTTCATTCGCAGGCAAATTAGAAAAAAATCTTTTTGGTGAAGAGGGTGATAGAAATTTAATGCAACAATTTAATACACAGTTTCTCGATCCACGATCCTATCCATACTACGCACAGAAAACATCAAGAGGTCTTGCTAACATACCAGAGCTTACGGTTAGGTTTCCACTAGCGGCTGCATATCTTTTTGGAAAAGGCACTCTTGCTTTTGAAAATTTTAAAAGAACAGGTGATTTAAGTAAATTTAATATGGAAGATTTAAAAACAGCGATGGAAATATTAGAACCCAAATTTACAAATTTAGCATTAGAAGGAAAGCTTGGAGATGTATTAGGCTTATCGCCTGAAGCAATACAAGCTGTAGAAGAAAAAAGAACAGGTCCACAAAAAACAACAGCAGATCTTTTACAATTTACAGGAGAGGCAGTTGGACCAGCAACACCTTATGTATTTTTAGCTAAACTTTTTCCTAAACTACCAAAACAATTAAAAGATTTAGTTGGCACTACATCTGCCGTAGATAAAGTTAATAAAGAAATAGAAAGAAGAGCTTCTCAAGATGGTGTTGATCAAACACGAAGAGATATCTTGATAGCAACAGGATCAGGCGGTGCTATTGCTTTATTAAAATATTTAGGTCTAGATAATTTATTTAAAGCTGCACCAAAAGCAGTAAAAGCTGCACCAGAGATTATAACAAAAGGTGGCACACCAAAATACTTTTTTGACTTTGTAAGTTTAATTAAATCCAAAGGTGATGACATTTCTGAAAAAGCTGCAACATTAGAGAGACAAAAAGTCTATGACTATAATGGTTATCAATTAACAGAGGATATATCTACGGGTAAAATATCTATCAGAAAAGATACTGAAGGCGGTGCTACTTATTCTATTGGTGATGGTGAATATGAAACTGTAGAAGGTATAGTTAAAAAAGAGGAAATAAATTACGATCCACCTGAAACAATATTAGACGATAAAGGTAAACCAAGAGAAGTTCCTGACGCGTATGATGAGGCAACTTTAAGACCTGACGCTGAGGGAGATTTAGATGACATTGACCAAGGTTTAGACTCCATTGAGGATATATTAGAACTGTTATCTAAAGATGGTAAATCTTACACAATAAAAGAATTAGAGGAAATGGGTATAGACACTGCAGCTCTTGGAAACTATAAACCTAAAAAAGCGGGTGGCGGTATTGTTAAGCTAGCTGGAGAAGACTCTGGACCTCCACCAAAATCAGGACCTACACCACACGGGTTGCCTTATGTAGCTAAAAATGTTAGACCTATCAAGGAGCGTAAATAATGGCAGATATCGACAAGACTCTATCCGAGTTAGGAACCTCTGTAAAAATAGAAGGACCTGACCAACAAGTAGAATTAGAAAAACAAGAAGAAGCACTGAAAGAACCAGTGCAAGTAACACCAACGGAAGATGGTGGTGTTGAATTAGATTTTGATCCAAGCAAAGTAAATATTGAAGGCCAACCCAATCACTTTGACAATTTAGCAGAATTATTACCAGACGATATTTTAGATCCAATAGGTTCAGAGCTTTTTCAAAATTACATGGATTACAAAGCTTCTAGAAAAGATTGGGAGAAAGGATACACAGAAGGTTTAGATCTTTTAGGATTTAAATACGAAAACAGAACAGAGCCTTTTCAAGGAGCTTCAGGTGCCACGCACCCTGTGCTAGCAGAAGCTGTAACACAGTTTCAAGCAGGAGCTTACAAAGAATTATTACCATCAGAAGGACCAATCAGAACACAGATCGTTGGTAACAGTGATCCACAAAAAGAGGCACAAGCACAAAGAGTAAAAGAATACATGAATTACGAACTCATGGAAAAAATGTCTGAGTACGAACCAGAGTTTGATCAAATGTTATTTCATCTACCACTTGCAGGATCTACATTTAAAAAAGTTTACTACGACGATTTGTTAGGCAGAGCTGTGTCTAAGTTTGTGCCAGCAGATGATTTAATCGTGCCATACTCAGCAACATCTCTTGATGATGCAGAAGCTATTATACACGTTTTAAAAATGTCAGAGAATGATTTAAGAAAACAACAAGTTGGTGGTTTTTATTCTGACATAGATTTACCACAACCTACAACCACAATTAACGATGATGTAACTAAAAAAGAAAGAGAATTAGAGGGCACTAAAAAAACAGGAAAACAAGAAACAGTTTACACATTATTAGAGTGTCATGTAAATTTAGATTTAGAAGGTTTCGAAGATAAGGATGCGAACGGAGATTTTACAGGAATCAAGCTCCCCTATATTGTTACTGTAGAAGAAGGTTCGAGATCAGTTCTTTCTATTAGGAGGAACTATAATCCTGACGATCCAAGAAAAAATAGAGTACCTT